GCTACCTGTGTCAAACTTCACAGTAGCAGTGGTCTTGAGCTTGCTCTCAGACTTTGTTGGATCTATTCCTATGTCTTCAAGCTCAGTTGTGTCAACTTTTACTTTAACCTCGGTTTGTTGCTCCATACCAAGCCAAGCAAGGAATCGCTGCCACATCTCTTGTATCTTTCCTATTATCTTGCTTACTGTAGTGTAGATTTTTTGGAAAATCCCAGCTACCGTACGATAAACTGCTGTATCAGTGATTGCATTGACCATCAAGTTCCAGTAGTATAACACTCGCTTATAAAGTGCTTGAGCGAATGCTATGACTGCATTAGTGCCACGATTCATGACTTGCAATACATTAGTAATCACATCAATAGTGAATTTAAGTGATTGTATCACACCAGCAAGGACTAATCCAAGCAACTTAACTGGGTAGCTGTCACCTATAGCTAACAGAAGTGCATCCCAGCTTGATTTCAACTTGTCCCATAGTTGAGATAGCTGCCCACTTTTTACACTCATCTGGTCATATGCTGTGTTAGTCCCTGTTACTGCAGTGGTCATGTCATGCAATGCATCACGTTGTTGTATCAATGTGTTACCTGCTAGCAATCCAGCTTGGCCAAACAACTGTACTTTGTCTGCTGCACTAAGGTTAGCTGCTGCTAGTGCATCTAGTGCTTTCTCTATTCCTACAACTGCAGGGTTGAACTCATCACGTGATTGTGTTGTAAGACGTACCAGAACACTGTTCAATGCTGTACCTGCTACTTCAGCACTAGCAAATCGTGGTGCTATTGTCTCGACCGCAGCTATTGCTTGTTGGTAAGTCATTCCAGCTTCACTAGCTTGTGCACCACTCTTCTGTATAGCAGTAGCTAGGTAGTTTATGTCAGCTGCACCACGTTGTGCACCAGCTGCAAGTGAGTTGATTATCCCATTAGCTTCACTAGCTGCTACATTCATCTGGTTCATCACACTGGTTATAGCACGTGCAGTGTCTTCAATTGTCATTCCATCTGCTGCACGTGACAGAACCATAGCACTCTCTGTCACGCTACGCATAGCTTTCATGTCTTGCAACAGTTGTGGTGCTTGTGATCCAATCATCTTCATTGAGTCAACTACTTCACTAGCTGCCGTGCCATACTTACGGCTCATGTCTATTGCTGCACTGCCCATGTCATCCAATGCACCACCAGTCAAGCCAGTCAATGCTGAGAATCCTTTCACCGATGCTTGGAACTCTTGTGTCTTCTTTATAGCTGCTGCACTGATTCCAATCAATGCACCTATACCAGCCGCTGCTAAGCCTACTGGGCCAAGTGCTGTCTTCAATGCCGTGCCTAGGCCTGTCACTGCTGTCTGCGCACTAGCACTAGCTGGTATCATAGCAGTGATAGCAGTGCCCAGCGAGCGAGCATTAGTTATGAAGCCAGTGATGTCACCACTAGAGAATGATGCCATCATTCCACGTATTGATCCAGTTGCACTTCCTATAGACTTCTGGAATGTGTTTAGCTGTGCATTAGCAGACTTGACTTCACGCTCATATTGTGCTACCTGCTTGACTGCATCATTCAGTGCTTGGTTATGCTGTGTGCCATCTAGAGTCAAACGACTACTTAGTTGTGCCATTTTGTTCAGTATTGATATATTTCAACATCTCTTTTGCTTTGCCTTCAAGTCGTTTGATGTCTTTCTTAGATATTTCTTGTGGCAAGTCATTTTGTTGCTTGCCATCTTCCCATGGGAATTGCAGTATGTCTTCAACTTTCAACTTCTTACGACTATTCACTTGTGCTGTGACATACATCAACCAACGTGTTTGCTCCCACTTAGTTGCATCTACAAATCCTAGATATTGATATAAGTCATATATCTCATATTCTTGCATCGTGTCCATGAAGTACTCTATGTCAACTAGCTTGTATTGCACTACTAGTGTCTTGAATACTTCATGCATCACTTTTTTTTTGACTCTTCCTCGGCCTTTTCTTCATCCATCTTCACTTCACTGGCTTCTGGTGTCAATGTTCGTTGTTGTGTGAACACCGAGGCTATCCACTCAGAGAACTGTTGCAACAGCTCTGGTTCACGGTCAAGCAGCTCAACAAAGCGATCAAACTCTATCACTGCTGGCTTAGCTGAGCTAAGCAACACACTGTAAAAGAATATTATAATATCACTTAAAGTGGTAGGATTAAATGACTTGTTAGTTATGTTCTCAAAAATCATCAATGCGCGAAATGAGTATTTCAACTCATATTCATGATCATCGTATCTTACTTTCATAGTTTGTAATCTTGTATATATTTTGCTACAATTAAAAATAAAATTTTAAAACGAAAAAAAAGTGATAGCACACACTAACGTTAGTGTGCACCATCACTCCAAACTAAGCAAAGTAAAAAGAGAAGGGTATGATTCTCTCGTGTATGTTACGTAGATTATGAGTTAAGCAATCTTTACGATAGCTCCACGACCAGTGAATGTAGCACTGAATGTAGCATTCTCACCATTGTTAGCATTAGCTGTCAATGAAGTGATGACTGCTTCACCTTGATAGCCCTTAGTCTGGTCTTGTGTCCATGCCTCTGGACGGTCACCAGCTGCTGCGCCGGTTGCTCCAAGTGCAAGACCACTCACATTGTAGTTGCTTGCATATCCAAAGACTATTGACACAGGAGTCTTGTTTATCATAGCTGAGAACAAACTGTCAAACTCCGATGCTGTGTAGAGATTCTCAGTAGTTGCTTCCCATGTAATGTTACCAATATCACTAGCACCAAAGAAGCCATGGTCTTTGCTAGAGATATCTATTGTATTACCAGTAATACTCAATGTGTGGTTAGTAGCATAAGCTAATGCTGTTCCACCTTTGAATATCATAAGTTCATCACCTTTGATGATTGTTGGTGCTGCTGCCATATTTCGAAATATATGATTTTTTTATGTTTTTTCGTCTCACATCACTGTTGTAGTGAATGTTAGTCGTTGTATGTATGCGTCATCTATTGTCTCTTCTTCACATGAGATCAATCGAATGTAGTCCATCACCACATTGTTATCATTCCAACAGTGCATCTCAAGTGCACTGCGTACTGCACTAGCAACTTCAAGTGAGCGCTTGTACTGATCATCAACTACTATGACGGTGATAGTCACTTCATCCATAGCGCGGCCACCTTTGTTGTATGTTGGACGTAGCTCAGTGCGTGCATACATGATGAATGGGAATCTGATCTCACTCTCATCTGTTATGTTAGCTAGAAGTGGCCAGATGCGCTCTTGTGGCACAAGCTGTGCTAGCTCTTGGCTATTTGACAGCATTGTGAATATCTGGTTTGTTATTGTTATTCCATTAGCCATTGTCCCATGCTCGTTGTATCATTTTCTCAAGTGTTGATTGCATTCGTTGCATTGCCAGTGGTGTTCCTTCACTCATTCCTTGTTGGAAGAACCCATTGAAGCGTCCAAGATTTCCAGTGTATCTTGCTTTGCGCATTGGTCGACCATGCTGTGTCTTGACATAACGTGGTGTGCTATACTCAAACATTCGAAGGCGATAAGTTCCACTTTGCTTGTCACGAGATCCAAGAATATGAACTGTGATTCCACCATTCTTAGGTTTGCCTTGCCTTACAGCATCTACCAACCTGTCACTGAAGCGTGTGTTTCTATGTGCTGCACCTGGTATCTTAGCTAGCACTGCTCGTCGTATTGACTGTACTAGTGCTCGTGCACCAGAACGCAATGCACTGTTCTCTGCCTTCTTAGCTATCTTCATCACACGATGTAGTGCTGCACTGTGCCCATTGTCTATTATCTCAAACGCAGTCTTCATTTGTTTATTACCTCAACCATCAGCTCAAGATTGTTGTACTCATCATTCTCTTGTATTGAGAGAATGCGATACATTACCCCTTTGTACTCAATACGGCACTTCTCTGTCACTGGCACATATCGACGCACGATCATCTGTCGCATGTATGGCCATTGTACTTCATAAGCCTCAACTGTGCGCTGGCCTGTTACTGGTGATACACGTGCTCGTGTCTGGTAGAAGTACTCATACACTTGCTCTCGCTCACCATACTCGTTCTGGCTGATCACTGGTTGGTATATCTTTATTGTCTTGTTTAACAATCCTGCTTTCATAACTTATTAAGTATCAATACTTTCTATAAAGTCGGCACACATAGAAATACGCTTCTGGTATCATGTTCTCACCACTGCCACGATTGTCATAGAAATACTCTACTACCATACGCATAGCGTGACGCAGTGGCTCTGGAAGCTGTCCATCAACTTCTAATTCAGCCAATGGTGCATCAACTTGCTGTGACACTAGCTCTTCAGCTGTAGTTCCAAGTGACTCTATCAGTGTGTCATCATCTGTGAAGTCTTGGTCTATGTTCATCTGTCGCTTAAGCTCCTGTAATGTAAGGTATTGCATACGTGTGTGTAGATGTGTTTCTCTTATCTTTGATTTAAGATAAGCAGCTTCAAGGTTAGAATCTGCCCATCAGCTGCTTATCTAGGAAGATATATATAGATGGTCTGTCGTTTTGATTATGCTGTTTGACCAAATGCAAGGCCTTCTGGACGAGTGATAGCTGCATCGAAATATGCGTTGATAACTAAGCGGATGCAACCATTCACAGCTTGAGTGAACTCATCTACTGTGAGCTCAACGTCACCCCATGAGCCAACTACGATGTTGCTGAAGTCACCATATACCAACTTGTTGTCTTCTACATTGCTAGTAACAACGATTGGAGTACCATCAACTTCACCACCTTCAAGCACTAATTGAGTTGACTTTGAGCCTTTAGCCATAGCACGAAGTGCTGCTTTAGCACCAGTTGAGAGCAAGTACTTCATTTGTCCATTGAAGTTTTGGTGCTCTACACCAGCTTCAAGGTTGCAAAGATCTGCAAATGAAGTAACACTTGTTAATGTCTTGTCATAGAAGATACCAGCAGGGCGGTTGTCTGTCTTGTTTTCTGCATCAAGGATGGTAGCTTCAAGCTTGTCATTCAATGCGTTGACGATATCACGACGTATTGCAGCCTCAACACCAATAGTGTCTTGAACTAACAATTGCTTGCTGATATCAATGTAAGCTGTCAAGCGCTTAGGAGTCAATTTGACTGCGCTGAATGAGTTTCCAGTAGCATTAGCTGGTGCTACTTCACCTGCCCAACCTACATTAGACTTGCCCATGATAGGGATTTGCACATCACCGTGTGGCAAGCCAGGGTAGAAGCGAACACCAAGATCTGCAAGCACACTGTTTGCATAAAGTGGCTCAAGGATGCCTTGGATCTCTGTCTCGATTGCTTGGTCGTGTATACCATCTTGTCCTTGCACTGTCATAGTACGAGTCTCTGCATTGATGGTGAAAGTCTTGTTTTGAGATTCCATTGCTTTACGGATCTCAGTAGTAAGTAAATTTTTAGCCATATCTCTAGAGTTTATGTTTGTATTTGTATTTTCTTGTTCTGCATGTGCCAGCTCTTGCTCTAGCTGGGCAAGATCTTCACGGCATGTGCGTATCTCAGTGGTTATGTCATTGAAGTGCTGTTGCTCTTCATCTGTCAGCATTCTTGCTTCAGATTGAGCACTGGCTAGCATAGCACGAGCCTCAACTTCAAGACCACCTATCTTGTCTTGTAATTCTACTGTGTTCATGATAGAATGTAGTATATTTCATTTAATAATAAAGTCATTTGCTTAGTGCAGCGTTCAGTTGTTGCTCTAGCTCACGAAGCTTGTCTTCTACTTCTTGCTTGCGTGCAAGCTCTTGTGCTTGACGCTCTTCATCTTCCAGATGATTGAACTCATCCAGTGCACGTTGTGCGCATGTAGTCTGGTTGTACGCTGGGCGGAAGACTGGGCTCACATCAGCTAGCAAAGCTATCTTGTGTATTGTGCGACGACGAACACCATCACGATATGTTATGTCTTGCGCAGTCTTGTCATTCCAATCAACTGCAAATGCAAAGCTAGACTGTGTTACTTCACCACGACGCAAGTGCTCAAGCAACTCATCACCCATCGCTGTATGTGGTGCATCAAACTCGTAGTACA